ATGGGAGTCGGACGGACTGGACACGTCAGGGCATCCAGTGAGCCTGAATCTGCAAGGTGTTAAACCTCAATTGGACCAACCTGAGATCACACATGGCGGCCTGAAGTATTCAGGCACCGATGGCCGAGTGGGTGACACACACCATGACTATCAGAACCGCGAGACTGCGAAACTCTCAGACGTGAAGATCGCGGCATACATGACGCTGCCACGTTACGAGGCGGTGGCGTCTCGCTCAATCGCAGAAACCGCACTGCGGAAACTCGGCATCGGGCTTGCCACGTCGCAGGGCGTGTTCTGGGGGCAGTGCATGCAGCGGATGTTCAACGATGCCATAGAACAGGGCGTTGACTGGATTTTGTCGCTCGACTCAGATTCGTTATTCAACGAGCAACACGTTTCTGATCTGTTCGACGTGTTCGGGCAGCATCCCGAAGCGGACGCAATGGCGGCTCTGCAATGCAGACGCGGTAAGAAGTTCCCGCTTATGACTGTGGGCGGCAGCCAGGAAGTGCAGATGGAATCACTGGAACCGATTCTGGTGACAACGGCACACTTCGGGCTGACGCTGATTCGCGTTGACGCACTCAAGGACGTTCCGAAGCCGTGGTTTTATTCGCAACCTGATGAGGACGGCGAGTACGGCGACAATCGGCTCGATGACGACATCTGGTTCTGGCATCAGTGGCGTCTGGCCGGGAAGAAAATATACGTGGCCCCGTCTGTGTCGATTGGGCATCTGGAAGAAACCGTGGCAGTCTTCGACGAGAACCTGCAACCGAAACACGAGTACATAACAGAATGGCGAGACAAGCATCTGAATCAAAGAAAATCCGATTCCTGAGACCGTGGCAGGGCCGCAACCGTGGTGACCTGAACAGCAACCTGACACCGGGCGTGATGCAGACTCTTGTCGATCATGGCACCGCAGAATGGGTAAAGCAAAGTGGCAACCGCCGAAGCAAAAAATCTAAACGCGACTTACACGGTGACCGTCGATCCAACAGCGGAGCCGCTGACGCTGAATGAGTTGAAGGATCGGCTGCGAGTCACAACGTGCGACTTCGACACGGAACTCGGGCAGATGCTGACGGCGGCACGGAAGCAGGTTGAGTACGACACGCACACGAAACTGATGACGCAAACGCTCACTCTGAACCTCGATGACTTTCCGAGCGGCGACGTTATCGAACTGCGGCAACTGCCGGTCACGTCGGTCACGTCAATCGCGTATATCGATGAAGACGTAGCGTCTCAGACGTTCAGTTCCGCATTGTACCGCACGGAACTCAACGGGCAGCCAGCACGGATTGTGCTGTTAGAGGATCAATCATGGGAAGACGTCGAGCCCCGATATCCCGCAGCGGTGACCGTCACCTTCGTGGCAGGATACGCGACGGCGGCATTGGTGCCGGTCGAGGCGAAGTTGGCGATAGTCGAATGGTGCCGGATGCACTGGGGCGACTGCGACGGCGACGACAAAAAGTACAAGAATCTGATTAACTCAATTGCGTGGTCTGGTTATTGGAAGTCTGTTTGATGACGTGCGTTGCTAAATATAACAGGAAGGTGGTGGTCAAAAGCCTATCAGCGACTGCGGACGCTCACGGATTTGAAGACAACACCGACGCAAGCAACTGGACACAATACAACATCAGTTACGCATCCGTGAAGTCGAAAGGCGGGCGGGAGTTCTGGAAGGTCGACCAGGTAAACGCAGACGTATCTCACGTCTGGCTGTGTCCATATTCAAAGACACTGGCGGCAGCGACACCGGCAATGCAGTTGTTGAACGAGGACGTGGTGTACGAGATTCTCAGCGTGATCGATATTGACCTGGCACATAAGGAAGTGGAGATACAAACGAAACGAGCGGTCTGATGGCAGTCAGCATTTACGGTGACAAGCGACTGGACCGCAAACTGAAATCATTGAAGACGAAAGCGGCTGATAGGATCGCACACGCAGGCGTGCGAAAAAGTGTTCAAGTTGTTGCAAAGGCAATAAAAAAGGCTGTACCGTCACGGTTCAAAAATGCCAGAAAGGGCATCGGCTGGAAGGCGACAAAGGGACACAAGGCGAGCAAGTACAGAAAAAACACCGTCAAGCCGCAGTCGAAAGCGGGCGTCGGCGTCGGGATGAAAAAGGCAAAGCGAAAACAGTTGCTCGGTGAGCATAGGAGGTCGCGATCATACCCACAGAAAGGAGTAGGCATCGGTGCCGGAAACTTCCACTGGTGGGTTATTGGAACAAAAAACAGAACCAACCGGCGGGGTAAAAGCCTTGGCGGCACGAAGGCGATGATGACAGGCATGGCAATGGGTGCGGCGATGTCCGCGAAGGGTGCGATAAAAACAGCGATGGCAAAAGAAGTCTCAAGGCAACTATTGAAGGAAGCGGCAAAGAGGGTATGAAAAGCGGACTCGTATCACTATTGGCGAACGAGGCGACGATTTCCGCAATCGTGTCTTCACGAATATACGTGAGTAAAGCACCGCAAGGGGCGACGCTGCCGCACATCGTCATCACGCAAATCGGAGCGGAAGCAAATCAGACACTGGACGGTACAACGGGTTTGCGGTTCGTTGACTTTGACATTGACTGCAAAGACGACAGAAGCGTTGGATCGGAGACGCTTGGCGATGCGGTTCGGGTGTTTATGGACGACGCGAGCGGAGCGGCTGGGAGCCAGACAATTGATGCGGTTCTGCTGAATGATGAAAGCACAGATTATGAGCCGCCCGTAGACGGTTCTGACAAAGGCGTTCACGTCGTTTTGCTCGACGTAACGATTCAATATGTTCCAGCTTAAAGGAGGCTGAATCATGGCACTAATGATTGGAAAAGGCACTGTACTCTCAATGAGTGCAACCACGACACTGACGGCAGTTGCGCAGGTTATTGACATTTCACACAGCGGTGCGGAATCAGAAACCTACGATTCCACAACACTGGATGGCGGCGTGGGGAAGACGTACAGCCAGACGGGATACAGCGAAGGCGGTTCGGTTGATTTCAGTTTGTTTCTGGATTCGGCACTGGCAGGCCATCAGTTAATCGGTGACCAGATCACCACGCCAGCGGACACCTACTATGGCCTGAAACTGGCAGATGGCACAACGAACACATCGACGTTTACGGGTGCCGGACTCGGTCACGGATTCGACGTTGCTATGGATGACGGCGTCAAAGGTTCCGTGAGTGTGAAACTGACTGGACTGTACGAATACCAGACGTAGGAACCTGACTGATGAAATGCAGATATCTGATTGACGTTCTGGAGCCGAGGCAGCAGTTTTGGAATCACGAAGGCGTCGTACAGCGGGAAGACGGCACGCACGTCTGGCCTGCTGGCACAGAGGAAGAACATCCGAACGCATGGAAGCGTTGCAGGATCGGAGACAGCGAACCCGCTGACGACGAGTGCCGCCTACGTGCCGCCATGTCCACCAAGGACGCAGAGAAGGCCCAGCGGCACAACGGAGCGTTGCAGGCGGGGATTGATCCGAAGGACTATCAGCGATTCTTCGACGGTGAAATCCTCGGCTACGACGCAGACGGAAACGACATCCCCGGCCCGAATTACATTCAACCCGACGAGGACGACGACGAAGATGACGAAGATTGATCGCAGCACGTTTTTAACTCCTGTTCCCATTTCTCGGGAAGAAGTCCACATGCCTGAGTGGGGCGAAGGAGTAACGGTGTGGGTTCACGGGTGGACCGCACGAGAAAAGAACGAACACGACGCGGCACTAATGAACAAAGACTGGTCAGGCGTCTCTCGGACTAAGGTGAAAGTACAGAAGGAACGCACCGTAGTTGGCAGCGTCCGAGATGAGGCGGGCGGGCGAATCTTCAGCGTTGAGGACATTAAGGTGATTTCGGAATGGCCTGCGCATATCGTGGAACGAATCGTAAAGGTGGCGGACAAACTGAACGGCGGGGGGACTGATTCGGAAGCACTGGCAAAAAACTCGGACGAAGCCGAATAAGACTGACAGCGTTTCGGCTCGCTGAATTTGTGGAACACACAACGGACGTTGACGGAATGCTAGACCGCATGTCACCAGAGGTGTTTGCGGAATGGTGTGCGAAAGATGAGGTCGAGCCGATTGGCTATTCCTCGCGGGCACTCGGTTTGATTTCGTTTCAGTTAGCAACGTACATGGCTGGGGAAAAGGCAAACGACGTAGACGCGGAACTATACATGCCCTGGATGAAATACGAGCCAAGAGAACAACTAAACACCCAGG